TGAGAGAATACCTCTACTATTGTGTATACGAACTACTGCTATGGTATTCCAGTAAATACCCTGCTGTAAGACTACAGTCTTGGTACAGGAATGCTATTGATCAGTGTAGAAATGGCTGGGTATACATAAAGACTAAGATGACCATGGATGATGTGGATAGACAGCTAGAGTCTATTGATGTTGGTCCTAGTGGTGTGTCTAGTCCTGTCTTTTCTAGTAAGCCGTCTGAGGTGGAGGGGTTGGATGAGATCCGCTTGAGAGCACCGTGGTCGGAGTAATCTGACAGAAAAATCCGAGGAGGGTACGTAGGCATGTGGCCCCAGCAATCCCCCCATAGGGGGTCCTAAATATACCTTACCAGGTCAATCCGTACGGATGTACCAGTCAAACAGCGGCCGCAAGTGTGGTGACATAGGGTTAGGGATGCGAGAGCCCTTGCGGTGCCTGGGATCTCATTAGATGGGAGATCTGATGAGGGGCATGGGATAGCCTTTGTGAGTCTTAGTGTGATGCGAATTAATATCATTTAGAGAATATAAATACGAATAAATCTGTACGCAATCCAATGCATCAATTCTCTACACCAATTGAACAGGCTTATCTCTCTATGTGTGATCGCTTAGATCGATTGGTTTGTGTTATGAATGACCCTTACATGAAGATCACAGACAAACAACGGGCCAAGATTAAACAGGCAGCAGAAGCTATAGAGGAAGAGTGGATTGTTGATCCGAGCATGCGAGCACCACGGACAGACTGAGGGATTGTAACAACATTATTACAGCGACTTTTAGGGCCAGACCCCTTGCAAACACTAGGGTGTAGACGCCTGTCCAACTGGTTAGCCCGTCAGTCGGTTGCATTGGTGCAAGGGATGGGCCATCATTGCTGGTGTGAGGGGGACAGCCGTCCCGTCTCACTTGCACCTAGACAACTGAAGACAGGGCGAACAGATGAACTGGGCAGCACGGCCCGCCGTGGATCAACGTCGACTCGTTGACTGCCCACTTGCCTCTCAATGAGGGAGGCTAATTAGGACAATGAACGACACTAAATTGTCTGTGTGGGGCGTCCGTGGATGGGATACCAAACAGCAGCGGTACGACATCCTTTCATATGTCACTGAAACCAAATCAGAAGCATATGCTAAGTGTGTTGCAATTCATCCAACCTTTGACGTTGAGGATGTCTATTTCATCGCAGACTACTGACAATCCGTAAAAGCGGGCGGCTAGGTGCAAACCCTAGCCTGTCTATTGCCTCTCACTGAGAGAGGCTTAATCATGGCCACAATGAAACTCTATCGTATCACCTACCGTGATCGACAGAATAGAGAAACCGATTGGCCCATCATTGCACACAATGCAAGCGATGCGGTTAGGTGGTTTAATCGGCTTCAACCTGAGGCCTTTAAGATCACATATTGCTTTCCGTCTGTCTGATCACTTACACCACTGTAAGCATTCACAATCACCAGCCATGGCCAGCACCTATCAGCTGTTCTGCGGTCGCAACATTCCCGACTCAGCGGATGTTGTAAGCGAGGCGCAATTGTCGGACTTTATCCGGTTTGTTGTTTGTCCTCGATTTGATGCCTTTACTGTTAGTGAGGCGCTCGGATTCTGGAAAGGTCAATCAGAATCAACAATGGTTCTATCTATCAGCTGTGAGAATTACGACGCACCTAAGGTGCAGGAGATCGCCGAATTGTATAAAAAGCAATTCAGGCAGGATTCTGTCGGCATTCAGCAGCTGCCAGCCCTTTCGTTTGTCTGATCAATTGCAGGGATGCAAGCGGGATGCGTGGGATCGGATCCCTCACCCCTGTTTGGCACCTATTGATGCGTGCCATCCAATTGTCATTTGTTTAATGCGATGACTCAGCTTACAGTTAATCAGCGGCATATTGTCGCTCGGTTTATGGATGCCACTAGCCTTGAGATTGAACAGGGCAAAGAATGGTATCGGCAGGCCTTTAATGTTTGCAATCGCATTGGCCTGGATTATGGGCTGAATGCAGAGACTGTAGCCGCTGTGATTGCTGCCCTCTCACCAAATAATAAGTGGGAGCGCAACATTAAAGACGCTGAGAATGTGGTTGCTGCCTACATGTTGGGCGGTGTTGATGATGCCTTAGGTGTTCGTGTTTGCACCTATGGCAAGAATCTTTCTAAGGCTGTCGACATCCTTAACAGCTGCCACAACCGCTATGAAGAATTGCTCAAAGGTCCCAAGATCATTGAATTCTATCATTGTATCACGGGACTTTATGAAGACGTCTGTATTGACGGCCACGCATATTCGGTGTGGTTTGGCGAGCGTCTCACCATGAAGCAAGTTCCCTCCATTGGCAAGAAACTGCGTGAACAGATCAAATCTGATTATCGCACAGCCACACAGTTTGTTAATGACAACGGCGATGAGTATTTCACCACCTGTCAGATACAGGCCATTACCTGGTGTGCTCACAAGCGTCTTCATGGTGTTTGATCAATTACAGCAATGGAAGCCACTACACTTCGGGCACGCTATTTAATGCGTAAGCCTCAACGAATTACCTTCACAATTAATCATCACACCTATCAGAGGTTGGTTGAACGCTCACTGAATGAAGGTCGCAGTCTTAGTAATCTTGTCGCTCATCTTGTCGAGAAGGTTATTGATTCTCAGCCCCATTAGTGTAAACCAACGGGGTGCAATAATGCGCGATTGCTGGGGATCGAATCCCTTTGCACCCTCTGGCCACAACACTACTGTGGCCAAATCACCATCACTAATTGTCGCGTTTATGGAGGATTCTAGATTTGCTGTAACGTTTGGCTTTCGCATGAATCGTGGGGGCCTGAGAATTACAGGCTCACATATTGTTCATGCACCTAATAGTCGATTGGCTTGGCAACGTGCTAAGTCAATGTGTGCTAGGCATGAACAGGTTCTTTATGTTGATCACATCAAAGATGATCAAGTCATTACATAGAGCTACCAATCCGCTCTACTTCGCTTCATTTTTAGTATTCGGTTTTATTCGTTCCATTCCACGTCCATTCTGGAGAAAATCCAATGCGCTACAACGCTGATACCGATCGTGCCCGTCTGCTGGATGAATTGGCTGCAGAATCGCGGGCTGTGATTAGTAAACTCCATCCGCCCGCCCCTCGAGAGATCGTCTGGAGCAGTCTGGAGGGTCGGTGGGTGCAGCACTCTGCAGCCAAGACTGAAGAAAATCTAGTCGTTACAAAATAATACATGTGTACTGTCATCTTTAGGTGGCTTTTTTAACTTGCTATTCATTATCGCACCCTATCCCTAAGATGATTGATGTTGTACATGAGCTCGGGGTCATTACTCGGGCTCAGTCATCCCACATCCACACGCTTGTGGACGAACTGAATCATGTTGCCAGTGATTCTGATTTATACGGATATCTTGATAAGAATCTTGAGCGTGCCGTCTTGGTGCGTGACTTACTGATCGACCTGATCGAATCGTTGGTTAATTTGGAGGAGGCATGAAAGCTGTGGCTAATTGTCCGGTTAAACACTGCCACCATTCTCTCTATCGTGTGAGCTATACAGACGTCAACGGTCTCCCAGGTTACTGGGATTTCTGGGCGAAAGATAAAGAGCACGCATGGCAGCAAGGCATTGAATTGTTGCCTCACTTCTACAGGGTTACCAACGTTTATTTGAAGGAAGATTGGTAGTATGATGGCAGAACGATATCCTGAGAATGCCACAACACTAGAGCGTTTAGAGTGGTATAGCAGGCATAAATTACACCATGAGAACAAGGCCCTTGCCAAGCTTGCCGATTATTTAGAGGAATGTTTTCTCTGGGAGATTGAGTTTCATCCGGAGGGCTGAAAGGCCCTCCTTTTTATGCGCTTTCACCATCACTAATCGTCGCGTTTACCTTGAAAAAGAAAGCCTCACCCACCAAAGCAGCCCGAATTGAATTCCAACCAGGGCCGCCTAAGTTGACACACCAAGGCTGCGGCCGCTGTAGTCTTCCTCGTAAAGGACGCAAAGCCTATCGAGGCCAGGGCCGTTAATTGTCTAGGCATTAATGCTGATCCGTTCACCACCGCACCACCACCACCATGGTCTTTGCTAAGCCTGCCATTGTCCTGAGCACCCTGCTCCTGATCCAGCCTGCTGCAGCCCAGCCCAATTATGCTGAACTGGGAGGCATTATCGCTGGAGAAGTGGTCTGTTCCTTAAGCCGCCAGGGGCAATCCGCCCAGGTGCTGGCCACGGAGCTTGACCGAGTCACCACCAAGCTTCTGGCCAAGGGGCTACTGAAAGCTAGCGAGGAGGATGCCTATCTGGAGGCAGCGCGAGCGGTATTCCAGGAGTGTCCGTGATCCCTTACACTAGCGGAAGCGGAGACGACTATGGACAACAAATCAAACCTGCAACAGATGCTGAGTGCGCTTGAGGTGTTTCGAGCGGCGGGTGATCAAGAGCTGCAACTACATTTCTTGATTGTCTTTCTGTATATTGCCCTTCACGATGGCTGCTTACAGCAGACCTTAATCAAGGTCACGGGTAATTCAGAAGCATCAATCTCGCGTGTGCTCGCCAAGCTGGGGGATGTCGATCGTCACGGCAACCCTGGACTCAAGCTCATCCGACGTGATCAGGACCCGGCCGACTATAAACGTTGCCGGGTTTTTATGACGCCAAAGGGTGAACGCTTGGCGTTCTTACTGTCATCTCAATTGGAGGCTTAAGCAATGGAATCGGTCAAGACCTGGGGGGAAGCCCTCGACTGGGTCTGGAAGAACCACTGGCGGCGCCTGAACAGCGCCCGCACCAACCAGATCAATGCAGGTCACATCACGGCCTTCTGCGGTCGCTCGATGCCCCTGGCCCGCATGGCCAAGCCGGCCTGGTGGATCCAGATGATTGCCCAGCTCCAGGATGAACACCCCGAATGGAGCACGAGCACCGTCAACCGGGTGACCTCAGCTGGCACCACGGTGCTGCGGATGTGTCACAAAGCGGAGCTGACGACGGTGACCGTGCCGGCGTTTGATCGGCTCAAGGAAGGCGAGCACCGCCTGACCTGGTTCAGCAAGGAACAGGTGGAGAGCATGGCCTTTGCGGCAGTCGACGTCTTCGATCGACAGGACCTAGCCGATGCCCTCCTGTTTGCAGCCTACACCGGCGCCCGCCAAGCGGAGCTGCTCAAGCTGCGGGTGGAGGACGTGGATTGGGGCAACGGCAACGTGTGGTTTGGCGGCAAGCCGGGCCGTATTACAAAAGGTAAAAATGTGCGGGCTGTTCCCATCCATGAACGGATTAGTCCCATCTTGAGACGCCGCACTGAAGCGTCCATGCCATCAGCATTGGTGTTTGGTTGTGACTGGACCAATAAGGACCAGCTATACGGCAGCTTTAAGAAGGTTCGTGACTACTGCAAGATCACGGACGACCACGTCTGGCACAGCCTGAGGCACAGCTTCGGGACCTGGGTGGGCGAGGTCGCGCATCCTCGGCAGATCATGGCGCTGATGGGACACCGCCAAGTGGAGACCTCTCTCCGCTACGTGAAGGCCACCGACAGTGCGCTTAGAACCGCCATTGCGGCGATCTAGACGCGACTAATGGGTGCCGAAAACGGCCCCTTGGAGCCCGATCTGCTACGTTCACCATCACTGGGGAGCAACCCAGAACGCCCTGCGGATGTGGCGGAATTGGTAGACGCGCTAGTTTCAGGTACATAGGAATCCACATTGCATGTGTGCAATTGGCCGGGTTAAACGCCCGGCCTTCCTTTTGCCTACTCGGTTTCACGTGTGCAAGTTACTAAACACCGAATCTAATGACGTATCTGAGTCAAGAAGACATCGACGCTTTGGACCCCGAGGCCTACTGCCGACTGCTGGCCTACGGGGATATCGAGCTGGTGGACGACGACCAGTTCAGCGACGAGTACCACCGGATCCTCCGGCACCTGGTTGAATTTGACCTCTGAATTACACACATGCAAGATGCTGATCGCATAGCACGTCAGCTGGCAATGGAACTGGCAATGGACCAAGAGGGCCAGAGCCGCCTCCAGAGCCGCACCCGTCAGGCCGAAGCTCGGGCCTATGCCTCAGCCACGATCTATGGCAAGAAGGCCCTAGAGGCCCACCTGGGGGGTGTTGCGGAGCTGATCGGCCAACGCCTCGGCCGCATCTCCAATGGCATTGCCGGCCAGGACTACCGCTTGATTGCCGAACGGATCGGCAGCGCGGACGCCAAGGTGCTGGCTCTACTGGCCATGAAGACCTGTCTGGACACCCTGGGGATGGCTGGCGGTCAGGTCACCAAGATGACCGGCAAGCCGCTGATGACCTACACCAACCTGACCGGGGCAATCGGCCGCGCCGTTCAAACCGAGCTGCGGCTGCAGCACTACAAGAGCCAGGACCCCGAGCTATTTAGAGCCGTGACCCGTGGCTTCCATGCCTCAACCGGCACCCGCCAGAAGGCAACGGTGTACAAGCTGCGCTTTAACCGTGAAGGGATTGAATGGCAGACCTGGAGCCCCACCATCTCCACACGTATTGGTGCATGGCTGCTTGATTGCCTGCAGCGGCGGACAGGCTGGATCTCCACTGATCTGACGGGGACTGGCTACAAAAACCGAGTGCTCATGGTGCGGTTCTCCAAGGAGTTCATGCATCTCAAAGAGCGCATCATGGAACGCGCCATGGAGCTGGCCTCCTGTACATGGCCGATGTTGTGTGAACCTGTCGATTGGTCTAATGATCACCCAGGCGGGTATCTCACAGCTAGTGAGCGCAAGTTCAAGATGGTGCGAACCCACACAGGGTCGACATTACGGCAGGGGGACCTGCCCATCCAGATGCTCAACAATCTCCAGAAACAAGCCTACCGAATCAACGGGAAGGTGTTCGAGGTGGCGGAGTATTGCTTTGAGAACTTCATCACAGTTGGACAGTTCAAGCGCGAGGAGCGCAGGGAACCACCCACACCGCCCGCCGAGGGCGCAAGTGAAGAGGCAATCAAGGAGTACAAGCTGGCTCGACGCAAGCTGGAGGATGTGAACGCACAGCTGGAGCGAAACAACTGGAGGACAATGGAATGCATCTATGTCGCCAGGAAGTTTGTTGATGTCGATCGCTTCTGGATTTGCTGGAGCTTCGACTACCGGGGGAGAATCTATCCACTCAATACCTGTCTCACACCGCAGGGTACAGATTTCGACAAGAGTCTGTTCTACTTTGCGGATGAAGGGGAAGTCAATGAATATTGGCTGGCCTTTCAGGTGGCGACCACGTTTGGTCTTGACAAAGCCACGATGCAGGAACGAGTGGAGTGGGCCCGTGCAAATACGGAGCTGATCTCCAGAATTGCATGCAATCCCCTCGATACAATCTCAGAGTGGCGCCAGGCTGAAGAGCCGTGGTGCTTTCTAGCGAGCTGCTTTGAGTACTACGAGTGCTGCATTGCAAAAACAAAGCAGACCTCAGGCTTACCCGTCGGCGTCGATGCCACCTGCAGTGGCCTCCAGCATTTGTCGGCAATGACCTTGGATGCACGAGCTGCCGCCCTGGTCAACGTCACGCCCACGCCGATACCAGCGGATGGCTACAAGACGGTGGCTGAGCAGGCAAAGAAGCATCTGGACACGAACTACCACGAGTGGATCACCCGCAAGGTGACCAAGCGCACCGTGATGTGTACACCCTATGGAGTGACCCGTCACAGTGCCCGTGGCTACATCCGTGAGGCTCTGCGGGATGCCGGCTGCACGCTGAACGATCCAGGTGATTTGTCCACAATCACCAAAGCGATCTACGACCAGGCGATGCCCGAGGTGTTTGACGGACCGGTTCGAGTGATGAACTGGATCCAGGAGAGCGCCGCCCGCATCACGCGAGAGGGCGCTGAACACATCACCTGGACAACCCCATCAGGTTTTGTGGTTCGACAGGAGGCTAACAAGCCAGAAGTCGAGCGCATCAAGACACAACTGATGGGCCAAGGGGCGATCAAATCGTCTGTCTACAAAGGACCTGGTCCTGTGGACGTCGACAAACACAAGTCCTGCACGGCACCAAACCTCGTGCATTCCGCCGATGCCTCGCTGCTCCATTTTACATTCTCAGAGTGGGACAAACCGTTCACGGTCATCCATGACTGTGCGCTGGGGCGGTCCTGCGATATGGATGAAATGGGTCGGATGATTCGGCTTCACTTTGCTGAGATGTACAAAGGCAACGTGCTGCAGGATTGGGCTAATCAAGTGGGAGCCACGCTGCCACCGGACCTGATCAAGGGCGACCTGGACATCGACCTGGTCAATGCGTCCACCTACTTTTTCTGTTAACCTTTCGCTTACACACCTGTAAATGGCGAACCGCTACACCTTTGAGACCACCCTGGAGGGCTTTGTCAACGTCGACCAGCCCTCTGGCAAATACAACAACATGTGCTTCTCCTTTCGGCTGCCACCGGCCGTGTTGGAGCAAGCCGACGCTGACCGTGAAGAGCTGCTGAAGTGGATTGAGAAGAAGGTCGACAATCCGAAGCGCCTGGCCACCAACCCTCCGAAATGGGATGACGAAGGTCTGGTCAAGTATTCCTACGGCGGCGACACCGGCCGTGATGCTGTGCTGTTTGTCGACACCGATGGCACGGTGTTGGCGGATGAAGTGCGGGCCTCAATCCGCAAGGGCACAAAGGTTCGGATCATCGTCGATCAGAAGCCTTACACCAAGCCGGCCATGGGAACCACGCTCAAGGTGCTGGGAGCTCAGGTCGTGGAGCTGGTCTCAGGCCAAGTGTCGGATTCAGGCGAGCTGACCGAAACAGACATTGTCGCACTGTTCCAAGGCGACACGATCAGCGGCTTCAAACAGTCAGCCCCGGCTCCTCGAAGGGCGGAGGCGGAAGAGAGCACGGATGAGGCCTACGATTTCTAATGGCCTTCCGCTCCAAATTTGAGGAGCAGATCGCCAAGACGTTTGATAAAGGGGGGCAGCTCTACCTATATGAGCCCTCCAAATACAACTACACGCTCGACTGCTCTTATACACCGGACTTTGTCCTTTTTAACAACGTAATCATCGAGGCGAAAGGTTTCTTAAAGCCGAGCGACCGAAGAAAGATGATTGCCGTAAAGAAAGCCAATCCAGAACTCGATATTCGCTTCGTATTTCAACGCAACAACCCGTTGGCCAAGGGTTCAAAACACACCTACATGAGCTGGGCTGAAAAGAACGGCTTCCCTGCGTGTGTATGGCCAGACGTCCCACCACAATGGTTTGAATGAGTAACGAGCACACTTCTGACATCTTCTTTAAGATTGACGCTTTTGTCGAAAGCCTAGAGGCACAGGGGTACGACTTCGATGAGGTACTAGAAGCTATTGCTGAGTACATTGAAATCTCGGAGGAGCTGCTATGAACAAGAAGACACTCGACATGAAGTATGTGCGCCGATCACTGCGAGAGCTGATTAACAGTCTGATGGATGAGGGTGTAAGCCCGCCAGACATCATCGAAGGGATTGAGAAGGAAGTCAGTCGCTTTGAGACTCTTGTCTTTGACTATGAGTGAGGACTCAGAGTTCATCCGGCATGAGCCGTGCCCGAACTGCGGGAGTAGCGATGCGAACAGTCTCTACACAGATGGGCACATGTATTGTTTCTCCTGTGAGACCTACACACCAGGTGGGGACGAGACACTCCCTTCTGAGCGCTCAGGGGGAAGCTTTCACTATCACGGTGACTTTGCCGAGATTCGATCTAGGCGCATCACCGAGGCCACCTGCCGAAAGTTCAATGTACGGGTCGACAGCGGTCCTGTCATTCGATTTCCATATACCGACCAATCAGGCCGCGTAGTCGGTGCAAAGGAGCGCAACAAAGAGAAACAGTTCCATTGGATCGGCAAAAACGCTGAAAAGCGGCTGTTTGGACAGAACCTGTTCGGGAGCGGCAAGCGCTTGGTGGTCACCGAAGGGGAGATGGATGCCCTGTCTGTCTGGGAGGCGCAGCCGAAATGGCCAGTCGTCTCAATCTATAGCGGAGCAGCTGGAGCATACAAAGACCTACAGAACCAACTGGCATTCTGCTTGGGGTTCGATGAGGTGGTGCTCCTGTTTGATAACGATTCTCCGGGGCAGGAAGCAGCCGTTAAGTGTGCCCAGCTATTTCCACCTGACAAGGTAAAGATCGCCTCTATGGGGGCGTATAAGGACGCCTCAGAGGCCTTGCAAGCACGGGATGGGGAGGCCATCCGCCAAGCGATCTGGAATGCCGCGCCGTACAGTCCCAAAGAGATCATTGACGGACGAAGTCTATTTGATGTACTTCGCCGGCCAATGGTTGGCAGGGACGCTGATTGGTCTTTTGACGGTCTCAATGCCATTACTGGTGGTCTGCGACTGGGGGAGCTGGTCTGCGTCACAGCCGGCTCCGGCGTGGGCAAGAGCACGTTCTGCGGGGAGACAGCACAAGCCCTTGTCGATCAAGGGTTCAGTGTTGGCTACATCGCCCTTGAAGAATCCATCCAGAGGACGGGGCTCCGATTGATGTCAGTCGTGGCGAACAAGCCACTACACATAGATAATCAAATTCCTGACGATGACTTCAGATCCGCATTTCAGAAAAGCGTTGGCTCTGGCCGTGTCTTTCTACGCGACGGCTTTGGCAGTGTTGATCCTGATGTGATTATCAATGATATTCGCTTCATGGTTAAGGCACGAGATGTGAAGTGGGTGATTCTGGATCACCTCTCCATCCTGTTGTCTGGCAATGCCTCAGACGATGAGCGCAAGATGATCGATGTAACGATGACCAAGCTTCGGTCATTTGTTGAAGAGACACGAGTCGGTTTACTGCTTATTTCACACCTAAGGAGGTTGCATAATGACAAAGGTCACGAAGACGGTGGCCAGGTTTCTCTCTCGCATCTTCGGGGGTCGCACAGCATTGTGCAACTCTCGGACATCGTCATCAGCCTTGAGCGGAACCTGGCAGCTGGAGATGACACCTCACTTCTCCGGGTTCTCAAGAACCGTTTCAATGGGACAACGGGTGAAGCCGGCATGCTCCGGTACGACAGAGGTACAGGAAGAATGCAACAGCTCCTGGGGGTGCAGCAAGAATCAACCGCTGCCAATTACAGCGACTTCTAGGGCTCATCACATTGTACTGTTTGTAGACAAGGATCAGTTACCATCTCAGGTCGCGTTAAAGAACTTAGACAACGCACTTGAAGGCACGCACTACCGCTGCTACACAGCAGTGCTTGAGAAACAATATCATCCGGCTGTGTGTATTTCGTATGAAATCGAAGACTTTCCAACACTGCTGGTCTTAGATGCCAATGCAGCAGTCATCCACCGTGAACTCTGCGTGCGAAAGATGCATGAGGATAGCCTTAGGGGGATGCTGCAAACCATAGACTACCTGCGTACATTTACTGAATGAAGTTTGTATTTGACCTGGAGACAGATGGCCTTCTCAGAAAGCTTACTAGGATCCATTGTCTTGTCGTAAAAGACATTGACACTGGACAGGTGCTGCAGTTTGATGACAGCGGACAAAGGGAGTCGGTAACAACCGGTCTAACGCTATTAATGGAGGCAGAAGAGATATGGGGCCACAATATTGTCGGGTTCGATGTGGAGGCAATCAAGGAGATATACCCATTCTTCAAGCCTTGGAAGACCAAGTACTATGACACGCTAATTCTGTCTCGGCTGTTTTTCACTGACATGCTAGACCGGGATCTGCGGTGCAAGCCTGCCAATATGCCAGGCAACCTTTATGGTAGGCATTCACTTGAATCCTGGGGATATCGCCTAGGGATTCTTAAGAGTGAGTATGGCAAGCAGCTACATGGTGACTGGTCACAGTACAACCCAGAGATGTTGGAGTACTGCACACAGGATGTAGAAGCCAACTACCCCCTCGTGAAATTGTTTCAGCCCAAGCTGGAGGAGTACGAGAGGTGCATTGATCTAGAACATCAATGCGCGTTGGTAATGAGTTGGCAAGAGCAAGCGGGGTTTCCGTTTGACGAAAAGAAAGCTCAGCAACTTGAAGGCAAGCTAAGGGCTGAACTCGAAACGCTCTCAGACCAGATGCGAGCTACGTTCTTATACGTAGCAGGCAAGGAGTTTGTACCCCGACGTAATGACGCCTCTCGTGGGTATGTCACCGGGGCTCCAATGACACGCCTTATCGAGTTTAGTCCAACAAGCCGCGAGCATATTGCTTGGGCCTTTCAACAGTACAGAGGCTGGGAACCGATCGAGTTTACCGACAAAGGAAAACCAAGGATTGATGAAGATGTACTGTTTGCGATTGATACTGAAGAGAGTCGCAAGTTTGCTCGCATCCTTGAATTACAGAAGCAGCTTGGCCTGTTATCGGAGGGCACCAACAGCTGGCTAAAGCAGATCGAGAAGGATGGCAAGATCCATCACAGCTGCATGCTCAACACAGCAACGGGCCGCAACGCACACCTCCGTCCAAACCTAGCGCAGACACCCTCTGGGCACGAATTCAGGGAGCTGTTTCATGCAGGGGAAGGCTACGCACAGGTTGGGGCTGACGCTTCAAGCCTGGAGCTGCGTTGTCTTTCACACTACCTGGCTAAGTACGACGGCTGTGCGTTCGGTCGGACAGTGGTAGATGGAGACATCCACCAAGCCATGGCTGACATAGCGGGCGTAGATAGAAAGACACAGAAGACCGTAACGTATTGCCTCATCTATGGAGGAGGCGATGTCAAGCTTGGTTTATCAGCTGGGGCTTCAAAGAAAGAGGCAGCAGCAAGGGGTAAAGAGCTGAGGACAAAACTACTCGATGGCATTGAAGGCTTCAGAACCCTGGTGGATGCTGTCCAGAAGCGTGCAGAATCAGGCGTCATTTCTGGGATTGACGGTCGCCCAATTCGGATTCGGAAGCCACATGCTGCATTGAACTACCTGCTCCAGAGCTGTGGGGCCGTCATCTGCAAGATGTGGGTAGTACGAATGAATGAACTGTTACAGGAGGCAGGCGTGGATTACACACCACTTGCTTTTGTGCATGATGAGGTCCAGCTAGCAGTACACCCCGAGCACGTAGATATGGCAAAGACATTGATACCATTAGCAATGAAGGATGTCGAACATTCAATTAGGTTTAGGACTAGCCTTGATTGCGAGGTCAAGGTCGGCAGGACATGGGCAGACACTCACTAGAAAGTGCAAGCACTGTGGTGAGGAAAAGGAAGACAGCGAATTTGTGAAGGCAGACGGAAGGCACCGGGCAACACGAAACCGGTGCAAGGTATGCAACAACAAACAGCGACAGATAAGGAAGCAACTTAGGGATCGGCACCCAAAGCCTCCGCCGGGTCGCTGTCCGGTTTGCCAATATGAAACAAGTGACTGGGTCCTAGACCATTGTCATCATAGGCAAGAATTTCGAGGATACATATGCCCAAGTTGCAACTCAGGCATTGGCCTGCTACATGATGACCCGATGATTATTAAACGCGCTCTTATTTACCTACTGTCTTACACTGATGCAACCATTGCTGTTAGTTGATGCTGATCCAATTGCCTACCGTGCAGCTTCGGCAGCTGAAGAGGAGCTGGAGTTTACGTCTGAAGTCACGGTTGTGACCGGGAGTTTTCGGCGAGGGCGACAGATCGTCAATCAGGATATCGAGGGTCTACAGACTAGGTTTGACACAGATCGACTGATCCTATTCTTCACCGATGACACGAACTTCCGCAAGGGAATAGATCCTACATACAAGGGTAACCGGACAAAGCGGAAGCCAGCTGGTTATAAGAAGCTGAAGAGTTGGATGAAAGGTCAATGGCACAGTGTCCAGAAGCCAGGCCTTGAGGCTGATGACCTGATGGGCATTGAGGTGACCTCAGGAAAGTGGGACAGCTTTATTCTCTGCTCACCAGATAAAGACATGGAACAGTTTGCCTGTCGGATCTGGAACGGGAAGGAAGAGTACGAACAGACGCCTGAGAAAGCAGCACGCAAACGCTGGCTACAGGCGCTGACGGGCGACCAGACCGATGGGTATGCCGGAATTCCAGGGGTTGGTCCGAAGAAAGCTGAGGCCCTCCTAAACAAGGTGAAAGACGGTGATTACTGCGCAGCAGTAGTAAAAGCGTTCATTGACGCAGGTCTGACAAAAGAAGATGCCATACGCAATATCCGCCTCGCAACCATTCTCACTGTTGACCTATGGAACGAGGAAACACAAGAACCAATCCTCTTTACACCGTGACCAACTGCATATTCTTTCTAGCTCTTGTATTAGCGCTATGCGTAATTGATTTTAACCTGGTTAAATACATTGATCTCCAAGTCAGACGACTTGAGCTAGCTATTGAAAGGTTTTTCTTTATGATCCGCCTGGAGTGGGACATCTTCTGGATCAAGAAGAACAAAGACAGATATCTAGATATGGCAAAGGAAATCCTGAAGGACATGGAGGTAGAGGATGAGCAAGTACAGCCCTGATCACTACCAGCGTGGAGTCATCGAGGTATGGGACTTTATCGCAGACCAGAAGCTTGATTACTTTCTGGGTAATGTAGTCAAGTACATCTGCCGTGCTGGCCATAAGCAGTACGAAGAAGAGCTTGATGATCTGCTAAAGGCAAAGGCCTATATCGATAAGAAGATCCAGCTTGTATCTAAATCAAGAAACCGCTAAACATGCCTGCACCAGATCTACAAGGCCAAGCCCTTCAGTTCCGAATAGCGAATGACCAGCCGATTGGCGGATTTGCACCGGAGGTTCTGGGCCTACAGCTACAGTTAATCCAAGAAGAGTTTGAAGAGTTTGTCGAGGCCTACAAAGAGGCTATTAGTGATCTCCAGAATCTTAGGTCTAGAGAACATGCGCTTAAAGAACTTGCGGACCTTGGTTACGTTTGCTTCCAGTTTGCTGCCGCTGCCGACTGGGAGCTCGACGAAGCTATGGCGCGAGTACATCGCAGCAACATGTCAAAGCTGGTAGATGGAAAGCCACTGAAGAACGAGCAAGGAAAGGTCATGAAAGGGCCTAATTATCAACCTCCTGTACTGATTGACCTTGTATGAAGACCGACACTGTACGCCTGATCTGGGCGACAGCAAATGGCGATGAGCTGCTGTCATACATGGCTCGGGTATCAAACCCCAGCGCAAAGCCTGGAGACCCACACAAGAAGCTAATTAGATATCTGATCGACCACAAACACTGGTCTCCATTTGAGATGGTCAATATGTGCGTAGAGATCAACACTGAGCGTGACATCTCAGCACAGATCCTGCGGCATAAAAGCTTCTCGTTCCAGGAGTTTAGCCAGAGGTATGCAGAGGCATCACTCCCAGAGCTATTTGACCTACGGCGACAAGATACGAAGAACCGACAGAATTCGATCGATGATCTTCCGTTAGGTGTCATCGCCGAAGCAGACAGGGAGAATGCCAAAGCGATTAGCACAGCATACAGGGCATACCAGAAGATGTTAGAGCTAGGCATTGCCAAGGAGTGTGCAAGGCGAATCATGCCGCTATGCACGCCTACCAGGATCTATATGAACGGAACAGTTCGATCCTGGATCCATTACTTCGATGTACGCTGTGATCCAGCAACACAGTTAGAGCATCGAGAAATTGCCATCCGAATTAGAGATGTCTTTAAAAAGCTCTTCCCTGACACCGCTGCCGCTGCCGGATATTAAGAATCTGGAAGACGGCACAGTTGAAATCAGGCTAGGCACCCAGGTGGGATGGGTGTCATCAATGCACCTAGTAGAACCCAAAGTAAATCAACTGTACAAAGCATATTTCGAAAACAATGTTTCCTGAAAGCGCACCATCCGCAAACCCAGTCTTCTATCGTACTTATAGCCGCCGAACTGACAGTGGTAAAGAGTCGTGGGCTGATGTCGTTGAGCGCTGCGTAGCGGGGCTGGCAAAGGTCGGAAAGTTTACCGCTGAAGAAGAGGCGCTAGTACGCGCTCAAATGGAAAGACTGCACTCGTTGCCGTCAGGGCGTTGGCTGTGGGTTGGAGGCACTCCATGGGTAGAAGAACAGAAGAACTACTCTGGCGCTTACAACTGCACAAGCACTGATACCTGCGATCTTAAGGCGTTCCCTCTGCAGATGGAACTGCTAATGATGGGTAGCGGTACTGGAGCGATCCTTGAGCCTCGCTGCATTGATCAGCTTCCGGTGGTTTGCAACCGCTTTGATCTAACGGTGTTGGAGAATATTGGGGAGGCAAGCATTAGCGATCCTAATAGCAGGATAGACATTACGGAAGGAGAAAGCGCCACAATCTATGTTGGCGATTCACGCGAAGGTTGGACCGACGCCTTCCTCATTCTCCTGGAGTTGGCTACCGATGCGAACAAGAGTGTTACTAGCGTTACGGTAGACCTGAGTAATGTTCGGCCCCCTGGAACCGCCATTAAAGGTTTCGGGGGTGTAGCTAACCCCGTCAAGCTTGCCCATTTCTATCGCCGCGCTGGCGAGATTCTCCAAAAAGCACACGGTCGTCAATTGACTTCCGTTGAGTGTTGTCTGCTGCTCGATGAGTCTTCACTGGCTGTGGTCGCCGGAAACGTGCGCCGCAGTGCTGGGATGCGTCAGTTCAGCAGTTGGGATAAAGAAGCTGCAGCAGCAAAGGACAATCTTTGGCAGCAAGGTGAAGATGGTAAGTGGCGGATCGACCCCGAGCGCGATGCCCTGCGCATGGCCAACCACACACGGGTGTTCCACCAAAAGCCGACCTTTGAAGACGTCAAGGAATCGGTTACAAAGCAGTTCTATTCTGGTGAAGGTGCAATCCAGTATGCACCTGAGGCAATTGCGCGCTCCAATGCGGATCTCTTGTTCATCAGGGAGCTACAAGAGAGGTTCATCCAGATCTATGAGACATTGGGTCGGGAAGCGGCAGGTCTTTACCTGCGACGCTGCGAGCCCTTGCTGAGCGACCAAGAGGTGGAGCACCGCCTCAGCCGCTACGGCCTCAACCCCTGCGGTGAAATTCTCGGTGCCGACTTCCACTGCAACCTGTCTGAAGTTCACCTGAACACCCTCGACCCTCGGGATAAGGAAGGACAGGCTGCCGCATTTAAGGCAGCAGCTCTGAGCGCATGTGCGCTACTGCATCACAAGTTTAAGGAGGAGCGGTATCAATACAGCCGTTCAGTAGATCCAATCATTGGCGTAAGCTTTACAGGTCTGTTTGACTTCTTTGTCAAGCGGTTTGGTGCGGAGTGGCTTGAGTGGTGGGAGGCAGGCCGTCCACGGAATGAATACTATCAAGATGTAGAGGCTACCTACCTAAAGACTTGGCGGCGCATTGTTGAGGACACAGTCAAAGAGTATTGCTCAAAGCATGGGCTGAAGGTTCCTAACCGGTTCACCACCGTGCAACCCGCTGGCACGAAGAGTCTCCTAACTGGGGCGTCCCCCGGCTGGCACCCACCTAAAGCTGCCCGCTTCATCCGCCGAATTACATTCGCTAAGAACGATCCGGTGGCGCTGGCTTGTGAGGCTTATGGGTACAAGATCATTCCAAGTCAGTCTGACCGAGATGAAACCGGAGCACTGCTCGACGACCCACGAGATCCGCGATGCAATGAATGGTTGGTAGAGATTCCGACAGAAACCATCTGGGCTAACATTGAAGGATGCGATGGAATTGATGTCAACAAGTTTTCAGTGGCTGCCCAGTTCGACTTTTACATGCAGGTGCAGCAGCACTACACAACTCATAATACGTCGGCAACTCTAGAGTTCCGAGAGAATGAGATTGAGACGCTCTCCCAGCTGATCTATGACAGCATCGGCCAGGGCTACATCTCCGCAGCCCTGCTGGCCCGCTTCGATGCCAACGAGACCTTTCCCCGACTTCCGTTCGAACCAATCGATAAGGACACGTTCCAAACGCTTACGGACGAAGTAGTAAGTCGTCGTATCACGTCCGAATTTGGCCTGGCCATGTCGGCCTATGCAGGGGGGCATGACGCGGCTGGTCCTGCTGCGTGTGATTCAGATAAGTGTCTGTTTGAAGAGAAGGCACCACAGACATGATTGTGACAGAACAACTGGGTCTCGCAGAGATATCTGCAGGGGCCCTTTCCCAACTTGTCGAAGAATTAGATTCATACTATCCCGACAGCTACCCTGACCATAATCTTAGCATCCAAGAAATAGCTTACAGAGCTGGTCAGGTGTCAGTGGTTCGGCGGTTGAAGTACAAACTAAAAGAACTTAGAGGAGAGGACTAATGTGTGGAGGAGGCGGAGGAGGCGGGCCATCAAGCTCTGACCTTAAGAAAGAGGCTAACCGCCAGAAGAAGTTTCGCAAGAAACAGAACGAGCAGTTTAAGACCGCGCAAAGTAATGCCAAGGCTCAGCATGATGAAAACCTTGCAAGTAGTAAAGAGCAGTTCGATGCAGCTCAAAAGAGCTCATGGGATCAGTTTTATATTGCTCAGGGTAATCAGAGAGAAGTTGCTGAAGCGCAAATGATGACGCAGGAAGCGCAGTTTGCCAGGGCACAAGAGCAACAGCGCATGGCCCTAGAGATGCAGCTTCAACAGAACGAAGAGATGGCCCGTAGGTCTGAAGAGGCTGCCAACCGGGCCCAAGGATTGAAGCTGGTTGGCCAAGATCCAGAGGCAGTAAAGGTTCGTTCGAAGGCAAAGGCAAAGGCACGAAAGAGTGCGTCTGTTGGGACTGCACAATTGGTTAACCCACTTACAATTTCAATGGGGAATGGCTAACAATCAGAGAAACAGAGACCGGCAGAGGGCGCAGGTTGCAGCTGCCATCAACCCGGCAATGACAGTTAAGGGGCAACAAGTAGGAACCCCAGCACCAAAGCCCCCACAACCGTCGTCAGGAAATCAGGTACCACAACAGGTTGAAATCCCGTGGTCTGGGTCATCGGCGCCGAAGTCAGCGGCTCCTGGAGTTAGTGCTCCACAACAGCAGCAACAAGGACAGCCGGCAGGGGGCGTTACTTACGGGCAAGTTAGTTGGAACAGCAACGACCCCGGCTCGTTCCGGAAGGTTGAAAGCGCAAGTCCTATTACAAGTCAACCTTCAGCAGTACCGGAGTTTGATTGGAACGCCTGGAACGCCGAAATGATGGCACGTCAGCAGGCTGTGTGGGAGTCAATGGACGCAATGAACTCAGCCTTCTTGAGCCAAATGGAGTCCATTCGAGCAACACCCCAGCGCACGGGTGGCGGTATTACAGGCGTAGCCGGCGCACAGGATGCTGCTGCGGTAAAGATTAAGAAGCGCACAAAGAAGACGAGTACCACAAACCAGGCAACAGCAAAGCCTCAAGCCACAGGGCTAGGTATTGGTGATGCAGGTGGTGCAACTAATGGGCTTGGCATTTCCAAGCAGGATAAATAAGTATTATGGAAAAGACTGCAGCAGAGCGTTACGCCCGCCTGACAAGCAATCGCACACAGTTCCTTGATGCTGCCCGAGAATGTGCCAGGCTAAGTGTTCCCTATATCATGCCGCCTAGCGGTCACTATAGCGGGACAAAACTTAGGACTCCCTGGCAAGCAGTGGGTGCCAAAGGCGTGAATGTGATGGCGAGCAAACTCATGTTGAGCTTGTTCCCTGTAAACACAAAGTTCTTTAAGCTTCAAATTAGTGACGGAGCTCTAGCCAAGGATCCAGAAGTGGATGCTCAGGCGCGCTCTGAAATCGACCTTGTTCTGTCGAAGATGGAACGAGTTGTCATGCAGCACGTAAACGAGAGTACGGATCGGATCGTACTGCACCAGGCAATGAAGCACCTGGTTGTTTGCGGCAATGTCCTTCTATTCCTTGGACGGAAGGGTATCAAGCTCTACCCATTGGATAGGTATGTCCTTGTCCGGGATGGGGAGGGCACAGTCACGGAGATTGTGACTGTAGAAGCCATTGATCGTCAGTTCCTTCCGAAAGACTTCTTTAAGAAGACAACGGCAGAAATGCTGAAGGATCGTGGGTCTACAGGCACCACACCCGATAACCACACAGGTGACGAAGGTGCTGGCAGTATTGCCGACCTAAAGCTTGATCCAAACAATAATGAGGTGGCTGTCTACACCTGGGCAAAGCTTCAGGATGGGCAGTGGAAGTGGCATCAAGAAGCAGATGATCGCGTGATTCCTGGAACGGAATCAACATCTCCCAAGAACATCTCCCAGTGGCTGGCTCTGAGGTTTAATGTCGTTGACGGCGAAGACTTCGGACGTGGTCGTATTGAGGAGTACCTGGGGGATCTCAAGTCCCTGGAGGCTTTGTCTCAGGCCATCGTAGAGGGTTCTGCCGCTGCGGCTAAGGTTGTCTTTACAGTCAGCCCCTCTGCCACCACCAAGCCAAACCAGCTGGCTCAAGCAGGTTCTGGAGCAATTATCCAGGGCCGCCCGGACGATGTGGGCGTCATACAAGTCGGCAAAACGGCCGATTTTAAGACTGCTTACGACATGATCACAATGCTGACCCAGCGTCTGTCAGAAGCGTTCCTTGTCCTGAATGTTCGTCAGTCTGAGCGCACTACAGCTGAAGAGGTGAGGGCCGTTCAGAATGAGGTGAACGAGCAATTGGGCGGCCTGTGGGGTGCGCTTACCAGTGATCTGCTGCGACCCTATGTAAACCGCAAGCTGGCTGACCTACAACGTCAGAAGATGCTACCTACGTTCCCGAAGGGGATGGTATTCCCAACTGTAGTTGCAGGCCTTGAAGGGGTTGGAAGGGCACAGGATCGTGAAGCATTGATGCTGTTCATGCAGACCATTGCTCAAACCCTTGGTCCGGAAGTCATGGGAAGTCATATGAAGCCGGGAGAGGCAATCAAGCGGTTGGCAGCAGCAGCTGGCATTGACTACCTTGGTCTGATTAAGACTGATGAAGAGCTTGCACAAGAACAGCAGGCAGCTCAACAGCAGCAACAGCAGCAGTCAGTGATGGACCAGATGGGCCAACTGGCTGGATCTCCAATGATGGATCCGAGCAAGAACCCAGCAGTTTTAGACGCATTTAGTAATGCCCAACAACAAACAGGAGAAGTCCCAGGTGGACTTGGATTCGCCCCAAGCGGCCCAGCCGAAGGCGCCCAAGGCCCAGAAGACGGAACAAGTATCTGAACTTACTCCTAAGCGTAAGTATGTGCCTCAAGCACGGGTTAAACCAACGATTGGTAGGAACCAGGTTGGCGGCCCGAAGGAGCGCATCACGCCGAAATTCAATTCAGTTAGCACCGTCATTAACTAATGGCAATCGTAAACACTTTTGATCCGCAGGATGGAGCCGACCTCACTGAGCAGGAAGCGGCAGAACGCCGTGCTCTTGAAGTAGGCTCCAAACTCGTTGAGAGCCAGGAAGAAGCCGCTCAAGAGCGGTTCCGTAAGGCAAGTGAAATCGACGAGAATGATGCCCGCTTTGCAGGCAAATACCGCTCAGCAGAGGAATTGGAGAAGGCCTACCTTGAGCTCCAGAAGAAGCTAGGCGAGAAAGGTAATAACCAAGAACCTGAGGAGGCCGCGCAAGACGCCGAGGAGTCCCAGGAAGAGGCTTCAGATGAGGGAGAGGACGAGGAGGTAGATGAGGAGCTCACAGACGCCCTCAGAGCCCTTACAGAAGCCTCTTCTGAATTTGAGAACGGCGGTCTGAGCAAGGAGACCATTGACAAGCTGGCAGAGCTTGACAGTCGCACCCTGGTGGAAACCTGGGCTGAATACGTCAAGAGCCAGCGAGAGCAGGCCGTACAAGGAGCAGTTACCAAGGAGCAGGCCGACTACATCACACAGTCTGTGGGAGGTCAGCAGGCCTACTCAGAGATGCTGGGATGGGCAGCAGATAACTTAACTCCAGATGAGATTGCCACCTACGACGCTGTTATGAACGGTGGTGACGCAGGGGCGATGTATTGGGCTGCACAGGGTCTGAAAGCCCGCTACAGCTCTGAGGCTGGCTACGAGGGACAACGCTATACGGGATCGAGAGCACCTGCTCCCGAGCCTGGGTTCCGCAGCCAAGCAGAGCTGGCACGAGCCATCGCCGATCCTCGATACAAAGACGATCCTGCCTATCGAATTGATGTGCAGGAGAAGCTCGCTCGTAGCGGCAACCTCCTGTAAGACAGAGCCTAAGCCCCTGTTATGTCCTGATGAGGCATATCACGCTTAGGCCATCTGCATAGATCTGGTGATTCATTGGGGTTCGATTCCCTGACTATGCCTTGTGGACGCACTAGGACCACGTTAAAAACCGTGCCCGCTGCAGTGGGCCCGAGAGGATACCCCACGTCGGTAATTACCAATTGAATACTCTTAGAACAATAGATCGATCTTAAATAGGAACTGGCGCTATTAAAGCAAACACCAATTTCCTTAAATAACGACAATGGCAAACACTCTTCTTACCCGTCCTGGCCAAGTAAACCAGGCGGGCGATTCCCGCGCTCTTCTCCTTAAGCTCTTTACTGGGGAAGTGTATGAAAGCTTCCGCAATAACCTGATCTCGAAGGACCTTGTTCAGAGCCGCACTCTGCGCAACGGAAAGGAAGCCCAGTTTATCCATACGGGTAAAATGACGGCGGGGTTCCATACACCCGGCACGCCTATCCTCGGAAATGGCGGTGGTACTAATGGTGCTCCTCCGCAGGCCGAAACGACCATCACTGTGGACCAGCTGCTGATCAGCTCTGCGTTCCTGTATGAGCTCGATGAGGTCCTTGCCCACTACGATCTGCGTGGTCCCATCTCGCGTCAAATCGGTCAAGCTCTGAGCGAGCATTATGACCGTCGTGTGTTCCGTGTTCTGGACCGTGCCTCTGGTACTGCCAGCCCGGTTACCGGTGAGCCTGGTGGCTTCCAGGTGAAGCTGGGTGCTAACAACGAGTACAACGCTCAGGCCCTGGTTGATGGCTTCTTCGAGGCTGCGGCTGTTCTCGATGAGCGCTCTGCTCCTCGCGAGGGTCGTGTGGCTGTTCTGTCTCCCCGGCAGTACTACAGTCTGATTTCCTCTGTGGACACGAATATCCTCAATCGCGAGATTGGTAACACTCAGGGTAACCTGAACAGTGGCGCTGGTCTCTACGAGATCGCTGGTATCAAGATCTACAAGTCCAACAACATCCCCTTCCTGGGTAAGTACGGCACCTCGACTGGCCCCGCCATCGAGAACACCGATGCTACCAACGAGAAGAACAACTACGGTGCGACTGCTGACTTTACCAACAGCTGTGGCCTGATCTTCCATCGGGATGCTGCTGCCGTGGTGGAGACCATTGGTCCCTCCGTTGAGACCACCTCTGGTGATGTGAGCATCATGTACCAGGGTGATCTGATTGTTGGCAAGCTTGCAATGGGCGCTGGCTCTGTGCGCGTGTCTGTTGCCGGTGCTTTCCGCAACATCGCTTGATAATGGGGGCCTTCGGGCCCCTTTTTCCATTTAGATCCAAGACTGGATCTTACCCCAATGAATAATGGCTACTCGTACTACTCAACTTGATGCCGTCAACCAAATGCTGTCGTGCATTGGTGGCGCGGCTGTCGTTTCCCTTGATACTGATAACCCTGAGGTCGCGTCGGCTGTAGCAATCCTGGATGAGACTACGAGGACTGTTCTGGCTGAGGGTTGGAACTTTAACACTGAGAAGGAATATCAGTTCACACCTGAGGTGAACGGAGAGATTCCAGTACCATCAAATCTAATTTCATTCTGCCCAGCTTTTGAATACCATGCAGGCGAATACCAGCTGGTTGAAAGGCAGGGCAAGTTCTACGACAAGCTGAACCATACTTATACCTTTACTGAGCCTGTATATTGCGATGTGGTATGGGGGTTTGAGTTTCAGGATTGCCCCCAACCGTTTAAGGAGTACATCACCGCCAGGGCTTCCAGGGCCTATGCGGCAAGGCTTGTGACATCAAAGGAGCAGGTCGAACTGATTGCACAGGATGAGGCTGTGTGCCGGTCACTATGTATTGAATACGACTCATCGACAGCCAAGCCGTCTGTCTTTGGATTGGAGTCCGGACAGAATACCTATATCTCGTTTATGCCTTACCATATGCTGGCACGCTAATGGCAACAATATCTCAGAGGATCCCTAACCTGCTTGGGGGTGTATCACAACAGCCTGACTCACTAAAGCTGCCAGGGCAAGTAAGGAAAGCGGTCAATTGCATTCCAGACCCAACATATGGAATGCTGAAGCGTCCAGGGCTTAAGTTGGTCTCATCACTAGCCAATGCCACAAGCAGTGGTAGGTGGTTCTCGATCTTTCGAGACAGTAGCGAGAGGTATGTTGCACAGTTTAAGACAGATGGAACACTGCTTGTCTGGGATGCGAATACAGGCACCCAGAAGACAGTCAATGCAATTGCAACGAGTGCGAAGAACTACATTGCCAACTGTGCAGCTGCAGACTTTGAGAGTCTTCAGATCAACGACTACACGTTCATTCTGAATAGGTCGAAGACTGTAGGGACTCTGGCGACTGTTTCTCCTACACAGGTGCCGACTGCAATCGTAACCGTCAACCTGATGGGATACGACGTAAGGTACACAGTAAAGGTGGACGCAGCCACCTATACATACACTACGCCGACCACTGGAACGCTTGACATATCTGCAGTGGTTAGCAGTCTGGCAACAGGAATTGCTGCTTTATCTGGTGGCTCTACATACACCACAATCATCGCCGGCAACACGATCATTGTTCGCAGAGCAAACGGGGCCGATTTTACAATTACTGGCGAAGGTGGGGGGAATTCGCAGGCACTGCTGGTCTATAAGGATGCTGTGCCGAATGTCAGCCGTCTGCCAACATCCTGTCAGAATGGCTTGAGGCTTAAGGTCTCTAACCTTGAGGACGCCACAGGTGATGACTACTACGTTGAATTTAAGGTCAACCAAGGGGGAACAACGGTAGGGACAGGTGTCTGGGAGGAGTGTGTAGCTCCTGGCATCCAGACATATCTAGATCCTGATACCATGCCACATGTCATTGTTCGAGAGAGTAATGGGACGTTTACCTTTAGATCTCTAAACCAAGCCCAGAGTGCTGGTGAAGACCTCTACTGGGTGGAGAGGCGTGTTGGAGATGACGAGACCAACCCTTTTCCATCCTTTAAAGGGAAGAAGATTTCTGGAATCAGTTTCTTCAGGAATCGTCTGGTGCTGTTGTCTGGGAGCAATGTGATCTGCTCACAACCTGGGAGCTACTTCAACCTCTTCCGGCTGTCAGCTCTGGCTCAGACAGACGCTGATGCAGTGGACCTCTCAACGGGTGCTCTACGGCCTGTGGACCTGCGATATGGGCTCGGTGATCAGCTAGGCCTGGTGATCTTCTCAGAGACCGCACAGTTCATGCTGACGTCTGAGCAGGACCAGTTTGGCCCAACATCAGCTCAGGTCAAAGCCTTTAGTAACTTCAATATAAATCCAGCAATCAAGCCTGTAGAGACGGGCACATCGTTTGTCTTTGTTGATAACAACCAGGGATATTCAGCAGTGACTGAAATGGTTGTAACATCAGCTGACAACAGACCGTCTATTGCAGACCTATCGCGTACAGCGCCTAATCTTGTACCAGCCCAGCTGGCGTCTATTGCGTCATCAAGCAGTGCATCAATCATCAGCTTCCTGCCGACTACAGCCAATACAAGCCTAAAGGTATTCAAGTTCTTCAATAATTCGAACGAACGGGTACTGGCTTCTTGGATGGAATGGGAACTGCCTGGCAACTGCCTTCTGCAAAGCGTAGACCATGACCAGCTCTTCCTAGTGACCGTACAGAACAATGGGGTATGCCTAAGTACGGTGTCAGTACTGGCAGACGTTGAAGGGACAGCCATCAATGCAAGTGGAAACCCCTACGAATATCGCCTAGACCTGTTTACGGACAATCCGACGCTTACATACAATAGTGGCACAGACAAGACAAAGGTCTATTTCAAAGCTGGGTCCTTTGACCCGGACCTGAAACCAGTCGTGGTAGTTGATGATACAACAACACAGCGCGGGACTGTATATGCCAACTTGACCACCGGAAGCGACGGAACCGGGTGGTATGTAGAGATTCCAGGGGACAGAACAACGGCGTATAACGTCGTCCTTGGGTACGCATATGAATTCCGAATGGAACTACCAGTCTTCTATCGCAGACAGACATATAGCGATGGCAGAGCTCAGGCTGATGTAAGCAACATCCCTCGGGTCACACGGATGACAATCCAGTCGAACAATACTGGCCCGTATAGCGCAAGTGTAGAACTTCTTGGAAGAACGACCAAGACGTATGTGTTTGAGCAGATGGTTGCCAACGTCTATGATGCAAACACAGCACCAGTGCCTGAGTTGATTGATAACACAATTCCAATCTATGGGAAAGGGACAGACGCAAGAGTATCGGTCTTTAGCGAAACACCCTTTCCACTATCATTTGTAGCAGCAACCTGGTATGGGGTTTACTCCAACAGGGGCATCCAGGCAGTCTAAGTACATTGAGTCCGTAGGCATTAAAGAAGCTCTACGGTACTCTCCACATCTTCGCTTTGAAGACCGCAGAGAATTAATGGGAGTTGGTCATCATCCAATGGTGGCCCTCCCACTGTCTGTAGGCCTATCAAGTGATCCAATTAAGTTCTTCAATCAGGATCGGCAGGTAGCAGGGTTTGCTGGAGTCGTAGATGAAGGAAACGGTGTTGGGCGTATTTGGATGTTATGTACTCCGGCTGTAGAGAAGATGCCCTTTATCTTAGTGAGGGAGGCAAAGGAGTGGATCTCCAGCCAGCCGTATCACATGCTCCATAACATCGCTGATCCCAGAAATAGGGCTCACCTAAAGCTATTGACGCTTTTAGGTTTTAAGCGATTGTCCTACGTCCCAGTGGGACCAAAACGTCATACATACGTAGAATTCGCTAAACTATGTGCGATCCAGTAATCATTGGTATCACAACAGCGGTTGTAAGCGGTGTTGGCACTGTTGCAGGCTATCAACAACAACAGAGTCAGGTAGCAGCAGCAAATAACGCTGCATGGCAACAGACAGTATTTACCAACCGCCAATACGAACAGCAGGCTCAGCAGCAACAACGGAACAATATCTTCCAGCTGCAGCAGAACAATATGGCTGTGGAGTTCCAGAATCAGAACATCCTACAGCAAAGTAAGATGCAGATGGACCAGACAATGCGGTCTAATCTGCAAGCACATCAGGAGTGGCAGAACTCGCTGGTAGCCAATAGCTATCAGAATCTGAATCAACAGCTTGACTTTACTGAGCAGCTAAGTAGATCTCAGTTGTCAAAGCAGATGGCTGATATCCAGCAGCAGATGAATCAGCGAGGTCTAGGCGTTGAGCTTGAAGAGGCGCAGCGACGACTTCGTGAGGCACAGTCGGTTGCCGCTTTTGAAGGTGAGCGGTTGATGGTTTCTAACCTACAGTTCACCGGAAGCGTCTTGTCTACTGGTAAGTCCGGTGGGTCAATTGGTCTTGCAGCACAAAGCGTTGATGCTGCCTATGGCCGAGACCTAAGCATGGTTGGTACAAACTTCCAGAACAGGGTAGAAGACTTCTACTCAGACACAACCAACGCCTATACCAAGAAAGTCCAGGCAGACTGGGAGGCTATCTCAAAGATCATTCCGGAGCCAATTAAACCTATTGACATCCCAGCTGCTCCAGCGCCGGTCTATGCGTCGATGCCTGAGGCTCCTGTGTTTGCTCCAATGCAGACCAAGATTCCAAATCTAGGGAAAGTGGTATATGCACCTGCACCAACGAAGACTCCTGGTCCTAGTGGGCTTGGACTTGTTGCAGGCATTGGTGGCTCTGTGTTGAGTGGAATTAATGCTGGTTATTCGATGGCGTCGATGATCAAGAAACCAGGTGGAACGCCTAAGACCGACCCTAGTAGGTAGTGAAGTATGGCTAATGAGTTTAGAACAGTCGAATACCAGGGGTCTAGGTCTGAACGTCAAGCGTATCTCCAGGCTCCTGATGCCTCTAGGGGCTTAGAGGTTAATGCGGAATATAACCAGCGTAGCCTTGCAGCTGGCCAGGAAGGTATTAACCAAATTAACCAACTAGCTGCACGTAATAACGAGCGGCTAGATAACATTGCTTTAGACAACCAACGTGTGGCAATGGCCCAGCAGTCGACTCGTAATGAGTTGGCCTTGCGGGCAAGCCAGATGATTGGCCAGCAGCGTCTGGACAACATGAAGCTGCGGGATGGTTGGCAGTCAGAGATCGAAAGGATCCGGCTGACCCACCAGACCATGCGGGATGAGCTTCGGTTGAAGATCAGCGCTCAAGAGAGCGAGGCCCTTACCAACCTGGGAGCTGGCATTGCTCAGTTCTCTCAGACTCTGTGGAAGCAGAAAGCTGAAGAGACCAATAAGCGCAATCAGGAGCTCCAGAGTCAGGGCCTAATGGATGAACTTCTGGGCTTTGGATCAACAAAGCTTGAGGACCTGTCTAGGGTTGACCAGGCCCAACACATGCGTCTTGCAAGACAGGCTGAAGGTCAGTTAGTAGCACAGACTCTGGATCAGAATGGTCGGCCAGTAGATGCTACACGCATCCGTGCTGACAATCCTTTCTATCTATATGGAAGGCAGGAAGGACTAATCTTAAAGGCAGCTGGAGACCTACCTAGCTACCTTCAGAAAGTGGTAGATGAAGCTCAGGCTAGCGGTACGCTTAAGAAGGGTGATCCTAATGCAGATATTGCATTGGGTATAATCCTAAACACAGCGTCTCGAAAGTTCTTTGTAGAGAAAGGTCTGCTGGAGGTCCCCCCTGCGATTGCCGCAAAATACATGGGGGATGCACTACTGAGAACACAAGCATCTCTTGTTAAACAGTTTAATGCTGAAAACAAGGCGTATGTCAAGGAAACTCAGGAGCGCGTGGCGCTTGGTGAGGGTCTACTAGCATTCGAAACGGTTGGCAAGGACGTAAACGAAGCAACCAAGGTTGTATCTCAGATTATCAATCTGGGCGGCACAGATGGCTTGGTGAAGCTCTTTAAGAGCTATGGAGCCCAGGCCAATATGTCTGGCAACAGGACTCCTCTGGACAACCTAATGCAAGTTCCAGAGATGGCATTTCTTGCAGGTGAATACGCTCAGTGGCAACAGAACTGGCAGGAAACAGCTGCACGTAATGCTGATAAGGCGAACAAGGAGTACGCCGATCGAATTGAAGGCTCGTTCCTTAGTGAACTTACGCAGGTTAATCCATCTCAGGTTCCAGCTCTCCGTGAAAAATACATGGAGCTGGCCCGCACATTACCGATTGATCTGGCCGGACCTCTGCTGCAGAAGATCAGCAAGACAACTATTGCTGACGCAAGCTCTGCGTCTACTGCACTTAACGACCTTATTGAGACAACACCAATCGCGCAGCTGCCTGCTGCTATTGCTCGTTTTAAGGCAGACAATCCTGGGCTGCCAAATAGTGTTGTGCAACAGGCAGATAAGGCACTGAAGTCTTTTGAGAAGTCACTATCTCCAGAAGCACAACAGCTGGTTGAAGAGTCGAAGAGGGCGATTGTAGGACTGATCGATCCAAAAGCTAGTGCTGCTCGGAAGCTCGATGCTGGATATGATGAAAAGCTTAAAGCCGTTATCCGTAACCGACAGGACGAGTTAGAGCGTCGGGCAAAGACCTACTGGCAGCGGCCTGGAGCTTCAGCTGATGGATTCCGCAACTGGCTCCAGCAAAGCAACCAAGACCTGATCAAGGCACCAATCCGCCCTGACGAGAATGGGAACTTCCCTGAATTGACAAGGGGAATAACAGTCCGACCCTCGTCCAGTGCTGTTCCGTCTCTGCCAAGAGGCAACTTTAATGGACGTCAGTTGACGTTCTTTACTTCAGCAAAGGCCCGTGAAAAGGTGCTGTCTGGCAACTATGGGCGTGTTAATGCAACCACCTCGCTTGTACTAACACCAAATGAGGTGATCGCTGGAGCAGCAAACTACGAAGCTGGTAATGGGCATCTTCCTGTAATTCAGAAGCTTGCTGCACGAGCTGGGATGACTCCGGAAGCGTTACTGCAAACGCAAGCCAAGCTCTACAACATGCCAGGACGTCTAGAGCCTCCCAAAGAGGTCAGGCAAACTCCCGCATACCTACAGGGAACTGATGGTGGTCAGCGAGTAAGCCGTGACTATGCAAGGTCATTTGCTCTATCAGCAAAGCTGTCAGAGAGAGGCGCTATCTGGCTAGCAACAAACATGATGGATGAATCTGGTGGAGATCCAAATACCGTACATGACAATGGGACTGGTTTTGGCCTATTTGGTCATCGCCTTGAGCGCAGAGACGCCTTAGTCAATTATGCCAAACAGCGTGGGCTTCCACCCAACGATGCACAGACCCAGCTGGAGTTTGCCGTGTGGGAGATGAAGAATAAATACCCGTCTGTATGGAACATCGTCACTGCTCCCAACCCAACTCTTAACCAACTCTGGAGAGCCTCAAAGGCTTGGGAAGGATTTAATAAGAAACACGATAACCACCGCTTTAACTCACTCAAGAACGCCTTAGGCGGACAATAACCTATGCCTTTTACTCTTGATGGGGTCAGCTTGCCCCCTGAAGCTCAGTATGATCCCGAGGAGCTTAAGCGGCTCCAACAACAGAAACAGCAGCAGGCGACGCAAGCGGCCCCTCAAGGACAGGCAAAGCCGTCTGCTCAAGCAAAGCCACAGCAGAAGCCTCAACAGCAGGGCCCTGGTATTGCCAAGCCTCTAGAAGGTGTTGGTAAGTGGCTAGAAGAAAATATTGCCATCCCCGTTGTCGACACAATCGATAACCTCCAGGGAGACAAGAAGACCCCCGATCAAATCGCCAGGGAGCGTCAGGCTCAGCGAGGTCAGGCCCAGGAGCAAATGCGGGCCTTTGAGGACGCAACAGCAAAGGACCCTGTAGCAGAGGTAATCCGTGGTGTTGCAGGTGGTGTTGAGGACTTGTTTGAGGGTGCCGTCAACTTTCCTGGACAAGTCACCACCCTATTCGGGAATGACTACAAGCCGGTCCGCTCCAATCTGATCAAGGACAACAACACCGTTGCTGGTGATGGCCTTCGGACTCTGACTCGTTATGTGACGGGAGGTCTGTGGGGTAGCAAGCTGACTGGTGGGGCGTTGACTGCTGGACAGAGTGGAGCAGCTCTTGCTGGCGGTCGTCTGGTCCAGGGGTTCATTGAGGACTTCTTGGGTGCTGATGGCACTGCTGAAGATCAGACCCTGATTGGATCCACGCCATTCACCAAGTGGCTACAGACCCAGGACACCAACAATCCGATCCATAACCGCGCCCTGGTGGGCCTGGAGGGTGCCTTGTTTGAAGCAGCAGGGGTTCCTGCTGTTAAAGCAATGTGGAACGTAAGTGGAGCAAGTAAGGCCTACAAGCAGCTTGGAGACCTCAGTTCCTCCTACTTCAAAGGTAAGAACCAGAAGAAGTTACAGGATGCTCTTGCCAAAGTTCAGAGTGACTTTGGAATTAAGCTGGACCCAGTAACACCAGAAACAACTGAGGAGCAGCTGCAGGCCTTGTTGGACAAGACACGCAGTATGCTGTCTGATCCACAAGTTCTACGAGACCAACGCAAAGCAAAGGCAGTTGCTGAATATGAGCGGGCTGTAAGAGAAGCTGCAGCTCCTAGGCTTGCCCTTGCTGCACAGGGAAGGCTGAAGAAGCTTCTAGCTAAGGCCTTTGCAGATGACCAGTTTGGTCGGACTCTTGACTATACAAGGACTGCTGAGGCTGACCTGGTCCTTCGCGCTATTGCAGAGGATCCTCAGCGTCTAAAGTTGAACAAGCTGATCTCTGAAGCAGCTGGTACTACAGACGAGACAGACCCGATCTTTTCATATCTACGTCAAAGGGTAGAGGCTTATCCTGCAGCAAAGCAGCTTGACGATATTGCCAACACTGTCCAATATGGTGGTCCGCCGGACGAGCTAGTTCTGGATGGTGGGAAGCTACCGGAATATACAGACTACCTGAGTCAGCTGGACGGTCAGATCTCAATCTATGAGAAGAATCTGGCTGATGTCCAGAAGACGATGGGCATCCAGGAAAGTCTGATTGCTGATCTGGATAAGCTGAATGGAGCGTCTAGCCTGCGAATTGCTGGTCTGGAAGCTGAGCTTCCGAACCTGCCTAGCAGGGCCCAGGCAGAAGCTGCTCAGAGCATTCCGTTCAGCCTATCAAAGGCTCAGGTCACTCGTCTCCAGCAGATCCAACTACCTGAAGGGGTGACGATCACGCCTGGGCGTCGGGTACAAGGTCTGACGCCGAATAATATCAACGAGTTCAAGGCTTCTATTGACGAACTGGCCTCCTCAGGCGATCAGGTTGCCGTAAATCTGGCAGCGCGGCTAGGCAAGGTAGGTGTGCCAGAACCAATCCCTGCCGACTTCCGCTCCCAGGAAAGCATCCAAGAGATGTTGGCACAGCTGAAGCAAGAGCGTCAGGATGTGTTCCAAGAGGTGGTGACACGTCGGCAAGAGCTGGGACCTATGCGCCGCTTTGCTGCTGACAACGATGCACAGGTCCAGAACCTGAGGGTGCAGCGGGAAGCCTTTATGGCCAAGATGACCGCTAAGCCTGAGCAGTTCGCTGCGGATTACATTCCGGTCAACATGACCAGCAAGAACATCACCTCAATCGTTAAGGAACGTGGTGGTGGACAACCTGGAGTCGACCTCTACTTTGAGGACAAGCGCTTCCCTGCGCTGCTCGATGGCCGTGTCAAGGATATTGGCCGTCAGGGTAACCAGTCTGGTGGCTATGGCAACTACATTGTTGTCGAATCCATCGACCCTAAGACTGGTCAGACCGTTGATGTGCTCTATGCACACCTGGCTGATGGAAGCATCAAGGTCAAAGAAGGTGACATGGTTGGTACAGGCCAACAGATCGGCACCCAAGGAGGTACTGGCTCTGTCCGCTCCGTAGATGGAACCATTGCCTCTGTGGACTTCCTTGCCCCTGCGCCGAAGGGATCCAAGTCGATGACCCCCTATGCGCGGTGGAGCCAGCTTGTTGATGAACTTAGCGATGGTATCCGGAAGGGGACCATCTCGCCCTCTCAGGTAGGCAGCAAGGCCCCTGCAGTAGCCCCTGAGGCGGCTGAAGTAGCAGCACGCCAAGCCGATGAAATCATCCCCACCAAGACCCGTAAGGAGGCCGTAGAGGCTGGTTATGAGGTCGGGGAGGTAGTCCCTGCTGTTCCTCGGACCAGCCTGCTGGACACCTTTGATGATGAAGAGAGTGTCATCAATACAGCCAAGCCAGGTAAGGCGTCGCTGACTGAGGCAGACATCTACAGCCTGTCTAACGATACCCAGGGGTTCCTGCTCCTGGAGAAGGTTGTTGGTGACATCGACCGTGAAGTGCTGTTTACCCCTTCTCAGACTGTTGAGAAGATGGCTGCAGCCTCGGAACTTGCCAAGGAGTGGTTGGATGCCACTGATGATGACCTACTGGCGTCCCTGAAGAACCCTGCCATTGGTACGGTTGTTGATGGTGAGCACCTGATGCTGACCACCAAGGGCTACGCAGCGACTGGTCTTGTGCTCAAGGAGCTCCAGCGTCAAGCTAAAGACCTGGGGTACAGCGTCCTCAACAACTCTAAGGACGGAGCACCAGAGGCCGTACAGGATGCCCTGCGACTTGTTGATCGGATGGGGGCAATGCTTCGTCTCCGCACCATGCACAAGCAGGTCACATCTGGAAAGCTCCGTGAGCTCGGCTACATCGCCGAGAACCTGGCAGATGGTCCTGACACTCTGAAGTCTAAGTCGAAGCTCTTCAAGGAGCTGGAGGCTCGTCATCTGGATGATCTGGCCAAGGATCAGCAGATGTACCAGACCTTCAATGCCCTGAAGAAGGAGATCCGGGCTGGTAACCCTGCAGCGTTTAAGCACCTGGAGCGGGTTGCAGCTGGCATGGCTGTCAGTGTCGATAGCCCAAAGAATGCCAAGGTATGGCAGACAGTACTGGCGTCTAATGGAAAGAATATTGATGCCCTATACGTTAATTCGATTCTGTCTGGCCCCCTGACTCAACAGCGTAACTTCTGGGGTAACTTCTATCAGGCAGTCGGACATCCGGTTCAGGCTTATCTGGGAACCATGCTTCCTGGAAAGGCCAATGCCAAGATCCGCATGCAGGCCACCGCAGCCCTTGGAGCAACCTATGACAGCTATAAGGAGCTAACTAGCCTGATCGGACGCCTTTACAAAGAACAGTGGAAGGCAATGGATGATGGCATTAAGGAATACAGCGTCTGGGATGAAGAACTTGAGAGGAACATGGCCAGAATTAAGGCCATGGCAGAAGCTGATGAGCTTGGCTGGGCACAACAAAGCACATATGCGTTGGCAGTCAATGTACGGAAGCTAGTTGATTCACCGTTCATGCGCCCAATGATGGCATTCATGGGGGCTACGGATAAGTTCTTCCAGGTAGTAGCAGCAAGGCAGGTAGCTGCTCGGCGGGCGGTTGAGGATGCTCTCGTTGAGATGGGGGATGCACCTCTGACTGGAAAGCGCAGTCAGCAGTTTGGTGAGCTTGTCGAACAACTGAAGGAATACCATGTTGGCAAGATCTTCTCTGATGATGGGTTTACGGTCATTGATGAGGAAGCTAAGCATCTTGGACAGACGCTGACTTTCCAAACTCCCATTGGTGAGTCGGATGAATTCACCAAGCGCCTGAACCAGCTGTCGTCAGTCCCTTTGATGAAGACGCTGGGTATCACCTTTGTGAAGACCCCGTCTGCCATCCTGAAGGCATCCGCGAATCTGACTCCTGGCCTGTCGACACTACTTAAGCATTCGGACCAGCTCTACAAGAACGGGTCTGATTATTATCGGGCCATGCGGGATGGAGCGGAGGCCGCCTCTTACATCATTGGAGCATCAGCATTCATTGGTGGGGCTTCAGGTGCATTAACAGGCGCAGGGCCTCTTCGTGGAGAGAATCGAGATACGTGGCTGACACATAACAAGCCATACACACTGACTTTAGGCGAACTGGAGATCAACTATCAGGGCATGGAGCCTGCAACAACAGTGATTGGTCTGTTTGCCGACATGGGATCTCTGTTCCTTGGTGGACGTAGTGAACAGGAGAATGCTTGGCTAGCCATCGTGCCTGCAATCATGTCAAACGTGGTCAACAAGTCGTATCTGACTCAGATCTCGACGATGGCACAACTGATCAATGCCTCCAGTCCTAACGACATCAAGAAGCTTGGCGAGAACATTGCCCGTGGGCTTGTTCCATATTCAGGAATGCGCAATCAGGTTGGTCAATACATCGACTCTGCCCTGCGAGAAGTCCGTTCTCAGATTGAGCCCAGCTGGAGCTGGTATCTGAAGAAACACACTGGCCTGGGTAGCACCACAGCCCTGCCTCAGCAGCTTGATCCAGTGACCGGTAAGCCGTTGTCGAGGGAAGGTCTGGGTTCGGCTGGCGGCTTTGTCTCAGCCCTACAAACCATCAACCCAATTGGTCTTGGCCTCCGTCTGTCAAAGAACCGCTTTGAGCCTGTCCACAAGATGCTGGCAGAAGAAGGGGTTGACATTGACAACGACCAGCGGAAGCTGAACACCCAGGACATGACCAACGAAGAGGTGGTCGAGTATGTCAGGTTACGCGCAGGTGATGGTGAGTTGAAGAAGGATCTGCTGACCTACTTCAATAGCCCTCAATACAAGAACGTCGACAAACCTGAATCTGAACGGCAACGCCAAGAGGGTGTTGATGTAGATAAGACCTATGCCCATGAACACATCATGGGGATTGTTCGTATGCACCATGACCGCGCTGTAGCAACGATGGAGCTTGGCCTGACTGATGTCAGCCAGGGCTTTGCTAAGCGGCGGCAGGAGGCGCTTAAAGGTGCCTTCAAACAAGAGAAACGCTATAACCGCACCGCTGATGTTCTAAATCCGCAGGAAGTCGTCAACAACTATCCGTACTAAGGCAGATGGCCGTTACTCAGAATACTTACACAGGGAATGGTTCCACCACAAACTATTCCTTCACTTTCCCATACCTTGAAACCACTGACATCAAAGTAAGTGTCAATGGAACCCCTACAACTGCATACACACTGGCCAATGCCACGACGGTTTCGTTCAACTCAGCCCCTGCCAACGGAGCTGCTATCCGTATTTACCGAGAAACGGCTGATGCGACACTAAATGCTTCATTTTATCCAGGATCTGCGATTCGCTCTCAGGATCTGAACGATAACTTTACTCAGATCCTTTATGTTTCTCAAGAGACGAAGACATTTGCAGAGGGAACTGATGCATCAGCTATTCAAGGACAAGTTAATGCAGCAGTAGCTACAGCTAATACTGCTAATACAAACGCTAATGCAGCTGTTGCCACTGCTAATACAGCAT